TTCAAGTTCGTGAGTTACGTTTACGGTGAATGGAAGTTCACGCATAGCCATATCCTTGGAGATAAGTCCTCCACCTAGAGCCTGAAGCATAAAGATAAGTCCCTGTGCTGGGTTAAGACCCGCAAGCATACCGTATCGTACATCTGCTGAGTAGTCGGACTTAATGTCCTTAGCAGGCTTGTAAGTAATCTCATATGGGCTACCTGAGTCAACACCACGGATTGTCTTTTCCGCTGGGAAAATCTTCTCATCTACTTCAAAGCAAAGAGAAACAACATCACGTAGAGCAGAGGCAAAGATTGCCTGTGCTGATTTAACCTGTGTATCAAAGGCACCCATGAGTGCCTGTACGCCTTGACCAGTAACGATGCTTGCATCAATGTTACCAGAACGTCCTTCTGGATAACGAGTACCTGAGCGAAGTTCTTGATTAAGCAGTTGTGCTTCTGTGAACGCGCCTTGTGGAATGTTTAATTCGACACGTCGAACGCCAGCAGGGTTGGAAGTACGGATAACCGCATCCCCACCCAACTGGAGTTCTTGAACGTCTTGTGGTAGTACAATTGGTGCTTGAACACTTTTCTCTGCTGCTTCCATTGCCAATAAGGCGAAACGGTTGCGGAGAAGTTGAATACCTAATACGTCGTCGAATTGTCCACGCATCTCGCCATCAATAGACGGCTTACGCGCCACGACAACCATCATCTTGCCCATTGGATTCAATGCGCTAGATAAAACTAAATTACCTTTTCTAGGTAAATAAATTACTGACTGGTCCTTGTCGTAGTAGCGAACCATCTCAACCTGTGCGTGTAGGTCTTGTTTATACCCATCGCGTCCAAGGATTTGAGTTTCATACTCGGGAAATTGTGCTACAAGTTCTCCAAGAGTCATCATATAGCGCTTAGCAAATGCCACACAGCGTCCGTAGCGGTCGAATTCTGGGTAAGCCCCGATTGGATTTTCTACGCGGATACGCGGCAACTTGCTATCTTCGTCAAGTTCAATCATGAACGGAACGAAACCGTATGTTAAGTACCAGTCTGCTCCTGAGTACATCTGTACTGATAGGTCAGAGTGTGAGAAGTAGTTAGCAGCAATACGGGTACGCTTGTCAGCAAAAGTACGTGCCTTATCGCTAACAGAGTTAGCAGCGGAGCAGTTAATTGCTGGAAGTGGAGCCATTACCTCAGAGAGGTCGCGGGCTACTACGTCGATAAAGTTAGCAACTACGTTAGCATCTACACCCTCTGGAAAGAATTCAGGGTAAACAGATGCAATTTGTCCCTTACGGACAGCAAGTACGCTTAGGTTACGAGCATCACGTTCGTGATTACGGTAGCGCAACGCTTCAACACGTGCTGCAACCTGCTGCATTGATAATGCCATTATTGTCCTAACGATTAAGGGAAAAAATTATTTCTTCTTTTTGTTTATCTTCTTAGCCACATTCATTTCAATAATCTTGGCACGCATAGCGGTCTTTGAGAGGTCGTTGATAATGTTGTTAGCAATCATATCTCTTTTTGCTTTTTGACGTGGAGAGGTAACATTTTTATATTTAACTACTTCTTTAACATTTTTTCCATTATCAAAAACTTTTAGTTTTGATGTTGATATTACTGTGTCATTTGGTGCCAACTTTTTAGCAGTCTTTGCTGCCCCACCCTTAATAGCCTTTTCTAGGGCCGCTTTAGCCTTAGCAGTCCTGCCAGCCTGTAACTCAGGTTCTGGTTTAGATTTGACGTAGGGAGTTTTTGAAGGTTTAGGTTTAGGTGTTGGTTGACCTGGTCCAACGATATATTTAACGTAAGATTTCTTTTGTGCTTTACGTGCTACCATTATTGTCCTATCCGTAGGTTTGAGACCATTGGTCTGCAAATGCTTCATCTAAATTGACTGCTTGTCGCTTTGAGGCTTGAGCCTGGGTTGTCCATCGGTTCTGCATCCATCTAGATGCATTACTGCTTTGCTGCATCATCTCGCGTATGCGGATAATAGCAAACCACAGAGCCATTACGCAGTCTGTAGGGTTCTTAGTATCTGGTTTCCAGGTAATAAGTTCCTGTACTAGAGTCTTTAACCCTTCAGAACCTTCGTTACTGGGTAGTTCAATAATGTTGTTGTCCTGGAAGCGACCATCTCTGGTGTTTCCAAAAAGCATAGACATAGACGCAACACCAAAAGACGTGTCCCATTTATTCTTGCCAGTAAAGTGAGAGTTTAATTGGCATCCGTAGGATGCTAGATATTCTCTTAAGTCGTCATCTAAGGCATACGCCTTCTGGTGTGCGTTAATTTCAATACGTAGTTCCTGCGGGCGGTACTTCTCAACCCATTCCTCTATCAAAGATTGAATCTTTGCGGGGCTTGGGTCAGTCATATTCACACAGTCTAAGACGTAGATGCGCCCATCCGCTCGGTTGTACGTAGCAACCACGGCTCCTGTAGCACCTGCCATAGCAGGGTCAAGACCTATAATAGTATAACCTTCAACGTGCTGGGGGTGTCCTGGAGTTCCAGCCTTTAGCGGTCCGCGTTTACGCATTCCGTTGACTGAACCTGCGATACAGGTGGGCGAGAAGATTGAGTCCTCTTGGACGTCTTCTTGTTGGTAGACCATAGCCCATACTGACGGAGCGACCTCAGAGCGACGCTTAAAGAGAGAAGGTCCGTCCCACTTGGGATATAACCCATCATCTAGCACCTCGTCCAGGTCGTTTTCTTGTTGGTCTGTAGCAGGCCATAGCGTTTTCCAGTTCTTCGGCTTATCATCAAACTGAAGAACGGCTGGCATAGCACAGTAAGTAAAGGGCGTCTTGCCACCAGTCCACTGTGAGCCATCCCTAATCATCTTGTAGAGGTCTACAGATGATACTCGGGTTCCTACAATAATAAGTTTGCCGTGTCGTCCCAAGCGGGTGATGACTTCTTTTTGAAGCCACTCAATTTGCTTTTCCCATTCGTGGGCGTTGCTTCCCATCACGACGTCATCTAGGATAATCAGGTCGGCACGTGCTCCGTAAATCTGAGAACCAAAGCCCAATGCTTGGACTGTCGGGTCTTTCTCGCCAGAGTCTCGACCTGTACCTAGATAAATCATATCAGCAGACCATTGTGTAGCATCTGCCTTATACCCACCATTAGGGCCAAAGGCCGTCTGGAGTTTTATATAGCCTGGGTGAGAGAGTCTAGTCTTAATAGCACCTAGGAACTTACGGGCCATACCCTGAGTCTTGGATACAATGATTACTCGGGTGTTTGGCTTTGTTACAATTTGATGTGTCACGTAGTTGGTCGTAATAGTAGTCGACTTAGCGTGCTCGGGTGGCACGTTAATCAGGACACGGTTAGGGTCTCCTGGCTCATAAATCATACCAGGGGGTAGCCATCTAGGAACATTGCCTTCTATGAGGTCAATCCAGTCCAGTTGATGGTCAAATAGTTTAGAACCCAGGAAGGTCTCAGAGAACTCCGCAAAGGGCATATCCTTCATCTCGGCTAGGTCAGCCTTAATGCCTTTGCCCGCGAGGCGGGCCTTGTCAGAAGCCTCTTTAAAGTCTGGGCTCTGCATCGTCCATTGACGGAAGGCGGTGTCTTGACGGTCTACAGAAGCCATAGCGGCGGTGACGGTCGCACCCTGCTCTAAGAGGGCCAGGACTTTAGCCTGGGCGTCCTCTTTGGAATATGTCTGTTTTCCTGCTTTGCGTCCCATATAACGTCCCATCTAATAACGCCGATTTAACGTACCCTATAAACGGCATAAGGGGGGCATTTTGAAAAAAAAATTTTAAAATTACTATATATAGGAGTCGCGGAGTCTTAAACGGAGCGACTCCGTATATATTTATATATATACTATAGAAGACCCGTTCAAACGGGTCTTTTCCGAGTGGGTTGGGGAAGTATTTCCCCGAACCCCTGTATCTTAAGCGTACGATGTGACGTAGGTCACACTATCCGAGGAGTACTTTTAGTACTCTGAGGGGGGTATTAAATATAACAGAAAATTATTATTGGAGTATATATATATTAAAGAGCGCGTTTTTTAATAAGTGCGGGTCATAATATGCGCTGCAAGCGCACATTCTGGCGTTTATTTATTGTGTGTGTGAATTGTTAATGAGTAACTATCCACCAGAGAATAAATAGAATGATTCCCCCCCGTAATAAATAAATAAATATGGATAGAAGTATCAACACCAAGAGATACCGCGACCCGCTACCGCGCCCGCGACTTATACCAGACCAGCACCCAACCCCGCGCCATATTCCCCCGCGTGTCGGCCCCGCGTAGGCTCCCGCGCCAGCGCTCACCCCCTCGCTCACCCCTCGCGCTCCATTCGGTTAACCGAACACGCCTAAAAAATCACCCCCTCGCGGGGTGCGCTTGGTGTTGCGATATTGGAAATCGTGCTACACTTGGGTTATGCCAAACGGCATTCAGTACCCAACCAGAAATGAGAAATAAAAAATGGCTACAAAATCAACAAAAGCTAAGGCTCCAAAAGCAGTAGAAATCAAGGCTCCTAAGATAGCAACCGCTTGGAATAGCGTTTGCTCCACTTCTGCAAAATCTGAGAATGAAATTGTGAAGGCTATTGAGAACCTAAGCGCGACCCTAGTTCTTGAGAGTCGCTTATCCGTTGCAGACCAGAAGAAGTTCCTCAAGGGTCTTGAGTCTGGCGGCAAGGTGAGTTCATTCGTGAAATCATCACACGCGCCAGCGCTCCCTACTTGGTCAAAACTTCGCGCACTTCACGCGGATTTCTGCACCTTGCCTATCGCTAAGCAACTCTCAACCGCGAGCGCGTCTTATGACCTTCTAGGGTCTGGCAAGGGTGAGCAGATTAAAACCCTAGAAGCGCTCACGAAAGAAATCGCAACCATCCGCAAGGCTAAGGCCGATAAGTCTAAGGGTGAGAAGTCAACGCCCGCTAAGGCTAAGGCTCCGAAAGATACCCTTAAGGATATCCTAGCCTTCTTCACCGCGCTAGATACTTCTACCCTAGACGATAGCCAACTAGATACCCTAGTGGAAATCCAGTTTATCGTAGAAGGTAAAATGGCAAACGCATAAGCAGAAAGAAAGTAACCCCCGCGAAAGCGGGGGTTATTTTTTTGCCCATTTTTTTTTGACCTCGCGCCCTCGCCCGACACAAACTTTCTATGACACCGACCTACGCAGCGCACCGACCACCGCAAAATCCGACACAAACTTGGAGACGAATGACGCAACGCACCGACCTACGCAGCGTTCGGTTAACCGAATGGTGCTTGACGAGAACTTCTTTATAGGTTATACTAATGTTATTGGCAGGGGTTAAACCTTACTGATATCCAACCTAGTGTTCGGTTAACCGAACAGAGAGTGAGAATGAAATGCTAGACCTAAATGAGTTAAGCGCTCACCTAGAAGTTCAGACTAATATCCTGAACGAGAAGCGAGCAGAGCAAGAGAAGCGCGAGCAAGGCGTTCGTGCTATGCAAGAAGCAACCAACAAGGAGATGATGTAATGAGAGAATGTATGATAGACGATTGCAATTCTACGGAATTGGTGTATAGCGGAGTAGACGCGTTCGTGCTTGGCGTACCAACAGAGAAGATTTGCTACGAGCACGCCAACGCTCACGCGCAAGGTTCATTGGGAGTAATCGTATGATTACTTGGAGCATTGCCGACCCGAATGGTCTCAATGATGATGAACTAGAAGTGTTCAGAGCAGATATCCAAGACGCCATTGACGGCGTTGTAGAAGACTGGGGCATTTGACCAGAACTTATGCAGGTGGTAGACTAGTCTTATTGGCGAGCCTACCTTTCGTTGGGTAGGGTAGGCTGGTGGCTCACGATAGGCATTTACGCAGGTGCGAGTCCTGCGGTGAGCGCGTGATAGTAAATTGCTATCATCTGTTCGGTTAACCGAATAGCGTTCTAAGGATATGATATGGAACTGATTAAACTAGATGTAAGCGAGTGGGGCATCAGCCTTACTTCTTACTTCGGTGATGTGTTTATCTATTGGCGCTCACTTCTTCTCGTTGCTGCCGTTGTAGTGGTACTTCGTATCGCTAAGGCTATTCGTAAGAAGGCACGCTAATGGTGTACAAGTCAGCCGACCAACTGGTAGCGGAATTTTCCGACACAAACAACATCTGGGAGACCAGACTTGACTATGACCTCGTTCAGGAAATCTTGGGGCGTTCTATGAGCGTCTTAGAATGGACAGAACTTACCGAGAAACTTGACGATATTGTCTTTGAGACAGTTATGAGTTACTCCTATGACCACTAATATATCTATAGAGTTGACTCCTGCCGAAGTAAATATCGTCAGGCAATCTCTACGCGCTGAACACGATAGAATGGTTAAGCAGGGCTTTGCCCAACTTGCCAAACTTGCAACGGAAACCTCCAATAAAATCGCTGATGCCGTAATTGACAATAGTTTAGGCAAGGTGTATGATAAGACCATCAAGCCACAAAGCGTGGCTGGATAAGCGTTCGGTTAAACGAACAGACAAGGTATGGTTATGGAAGAAAACAAAGAAGGTATAGAATGCGCGGTCTGCGATACTGCCATTGAGCCTGATGATGTAATCCACGTGCAGCCAGACCAGAAGGTATGCTCTGACTGCGTAAGGATATGCGAAAGATGTGATGAAGCAGGAACATCTGACGACTACTTTCGTGAGATAGATGGCAGGTATATCTGGTGTGAGTCTTGCGCGGACAACCACGCAAATTACTGCGCCTATTGCGAAGAGTACACTTCGGAAGGCACGAACTATGTACAAGATAGGGGCGATTACTGGTGCAACTATTGCACACAGGACAACGCTATCTTCTGCGACGATTGCGATAACTATTATCAAGATGGTTGCGATAACTGCTATCAAGAACCACAGATGATTCACGATTACAGTTACAGACCTGACCTGATATTCCACACCACCAAGAATGATGAACGCTTGTACTTTGGTATGGAGATAGAGTTAGAATGTCGCAATGGTAGGTACGAACCTGCCGAATATGCTGGCAGCAGGCTAGAAGAATATGACCTAGCCTATCTCAAGAGTGATGGCTCTCTCAATGATGGCTTTGAGATAGTTACCCACCCTATGACTCACGACTTCTTTAAGAATGAAGCCACCGAGTTCTGGGATACTCTTGCAACGCTACGAGATAGACATAGGGTTATGACTTGGGGTGCTAGTACTACTGGTATCCACATTCACATCTCTCGTGCTGGGTTTAATGGTGGTGCTCATATGCACCGCTTCCTGAACCTTGTATACAGTAATGAAGAATTGTATTCGGCTATTGCTGGGCGCACTTCTACTCGCTGGGCTAAGTTTGATGATGTAGTTGAGCAGAAAATGAGCCGAGATGAGAATGGTAATCGTACTTGGTCTACCCACCGCGGGTTCAGTAAGAAGATAACTGATGGTCGCAATAGCGATAGGTATTCTGCCGTCAATACACAGAACAGAGATACGCTAGAGTTGCGTATCTTTAAGAGTTCCACCAAGCCTGAACGTATCAAGGCTTATATGGACTTGGCGCACGCCAGCGTTGAGTACACTAGGGGGCTTACCCTACAACAAGTTAAAGACGGGGCGTTATCCAAAGACGCCTTCGTTGCATACGTACGAGAGAACCTCTCTCTCTACGAACATCTGAATGGTCTGTTTGACCAGTTAGATATTAACGTTCGGTTAACCGAACAGAATGTGAGCGAGTAACCTTATGTGTCTCCTAGTAGTAGCGTCTCCTAACTCAACACCCAAGAAGAAAGACCTTGAGTGTGCCTCTTGTAATAACCCGCACGGCTTCGGCTTTGCTGTGATAACCCCGAATGGTATCGTTACTGGTAAGGGTATGTCTTCTAAGAAAATCATCAAGCAGTTCTTGGAAGTACGCAAAGAGTTCCCTAATAGTTATGCAATGTTTCACGCACGCTTTGCTACGCACGGCGTGAAGAATGATGATAACTGCCACCCGTTTAAGGTTCCTAGTAATCCAGATACTTATCTGGCACACAATGGTATCTTAGACATTGATATCAAGGCTGGCGACAAGCGTAGCGATACGCGTGTCTTCGCAGAAGATACCTTACCTTCTATGGGTGGGGTTACTGCGCTAGATGATGACCACGTATGGGCTATGGTCAGCAAGTGGTCTACTGGTAGCAAGATAGTTATCTTCACCCTTGACCCTGCTGCTAAAGACCAGTGCTACATTATCAACGAGAACGCTGGTCATTGGGATAATGATGGAATGTGGTGGTCTAATACAACCTATATGGCTTCCACTTGGTCGTCAACCTATCTAACCAAGCCCAGCAATAGCGGGTATGCTAGTGCGGTTGAGATAGAGAGTGAGTGTGGTGCGTGTGGTGCTATGCCGTTTGAGGATGGTAATCCTTATTACTGCGAGATGTGCTATGCTTGCTTTGATTGTACTGGTATGTATGGCGATAGTTGCTTGTGCTATACACCAGAACGTAGTAAGGCTCAATATACTCTAGGAGAAAGGGATTGGTGGAATGATGGAAAATCCTACAGTTGGAAAAAGTAGCCGTTCGGTTGACCGAACAGCCGACACAAACAATATGCCTGCGGTAAACTTCGGTATGCACGTAGCCTGCTGGGTAACCATTGGCTATTACGATAACGATATATCGCCAACTATCTATGGGCCATTTCCAGATATGGAACTTGCTCAAGACTGGCTATCAAAACTAACATCTGGGTATGTACACGTGGTATATACTCCAGCCTACAACAGGGGGTAATATGACAACAGAACAAAGGGAGCAGTTGCGTGAAGTACTTATTGATTATCTCGAGGTTCTTACATCTAGCAGCGGTCTCACGACAGCAAAGTACGAGTACCAGCACGACCAAAGAATAGCACAAGTCCGATTACTACTAAGAGAGGTGGCGTAATGCCTACATACATTGTAAGTGTAGAACATACCGACAGGTATGAATTAGATGCAGATACACAGGAGCAGGCTCTTGAGATAGCAAGGGATTGCGTAGTGGATAACTACGGCTATCTGTATCTTGACAATGCCTTATTCAATCCAGTAAGGCTAGATATCCCCTTTGCGGGGGACTTAACAGATGCGGGGTTGGCAGGTGAGTGAGAAATACTATTCAGTCGACCTATCTATCTCTATGGTAGAGGTATACGGAAAAAACAGGGAAGAAGTGGAAGCAATTATGAATAGGTTCATAGATAGGATTGCTCCCATAATGAAGGACAAGGTAAGGTGGGATGAGGCCAACTGGGAGATTCACGAAAATGTCCTAGACGAGAAAGAAGGGGTGTGGCATACTGATGAGTGAACCAAGGTGGCTAGACGGCGACGACTTTGCCTTAGATGAGGTAGGGGTATGTGAAGACTGCGACGAACTAGGAGAGGATTGTGAGTGCAATGAAGAAGACCCTGATATCTGGCACGACCAACAGTTCGAGGACTGAGCAAGAGTTAGGTAACTGCTATGGAGATGATAATCCTGACGCGTGGTTCCCTGAGGTAAAGCGAGGCGCCCCTGCACCAGCAAAGTTAAGGACGTTAGCGAGTGAAATGTCTAGGGCTATTGGTCTATGCAACACCTGCCCTAGGCAAGAAGCGTGCCTAAAGGAGGGTATGGAGCCTAAAAACTTGCCATATGGCATTTGGGGTGGTAAACTAGCAGGTCAGCGAATCCTGATGGCAGATGAGCAAGGTATTGATTATATGGTGGAAGGTAGAACGAGAGGCACCCGTGCTGCCGTAGGTATTGTAGATGATACTGGTAGGGGTGTAGCAAGAGGGTTCGTAGTAATTAAAGAGAACGACAAAGTAACAGTAGAAGAAAAAAGAAACGCACTTGGTTTCTTGAGAATGATTAAACCTTGGATGAGAGGATAATATGCTAAAGAAACTCGCTCTGCTACTCATTGTACTATTGGTGGTAGCATTATTTCCATATTCGGTTAACCGAACGGAACCAGAAGTAAAGATAACAGAAAGAGAATGGGTAGTTGCAGATAGCAAGGCGTATGCTCAAGATGTGGTGCTGGCTTGGGCAGATAATCAGTACCTATGCCTAGAGAAACTATGGACTAAGGAGTCCAACTGGAGACCCGAAGCATACAACAAGATAAAGGTGATGGGTAAGAACGCTGGCGGTATTCCGCAGATACTGGGAATGTCAACACAAACTCCAGCGCCGAAGCAGATAGACAGGGGATTCGCCTACATTATGCACAGGTATGGCACCCCTTGTATGGCTTGGAAGCATCATCAGAGGAAAGGTTGGTACTAGTGGCGAGTTATGAATACAAATGCAAGACCCATATTGAGTCGTGGAAAACCATAGTTAGGGGTATGACCGAAGATGAGGTCGTCCCTAACTGTGAGACGTGCGACGAGCCTATGCGTAGGGTATACAGCGTACCGCCAGTTAAGTTCAATGGGACTGGCTTCTATAGTACAGGAGGGTAAATGACAGATGATGAGATGCAAGAACTACAGGAAGGCATCATAGATGGTATACAAGACTACTTTGATAACTATGACTGGGACAAGGCGTTCAAGAGATATCTGGAGGAGCAATGAAAGACAGTAACTGGGACTTAGACCTTAGGGCTGGTCTAGCGGGGGAGAGTAAGGTAGCCGACCTGCTCTCTCTTGATACGCTAGAAGTGAAGACCGACAGGCGATGGCACGAAACGGGAAACATATACATAGAGACAGAATGTTGGGTACAGGCAAGCCAGTCCTGGGAACCTTCTGGTCTACGCACTACAAAGGCTACGCATTGGGCTTACGTCCTAGAGGACTGCGTAATCATAGTACCAACCTACAGGTTAAAGGAAGCGGTCTGGGAGCACGCTAGACCTATAACTTGTGATATACCACCAAATCCTTCTAGGGGTTATCTAATAACTCCTGGAGGGTTGCTAGAGTACGTAAGGAAGGCATATAACTACGAGGTACAAGAACAACACGCGAACTTTCTAAGGGAGACGTATGGATAAAGAAACACTAATCGGTTTCTTGTCCCTGCTTACTATCTTCATCTTTGTTGGGTTCGTCTTGCCCGTCCTTATCTAGGAACGCACGGAATCCGCCTAGGCGTGTAATCAGTCTTTTGATTGCACGCTTATGGCGCATTCTGGCAGCATCATCACTAGGCAATTCAAGTTCTTCTGCTATCGCACCATAGGTCATTGAGTTAGCGTGTTTCTTGTATAAAATATTCTTATCTTCGTCACTTAACTTTATAAATCCAGCCTTAACTTCAGCCATCATAGCCATTAGATTGCCACCTTCAGCGGGAGCAGACGGCTTTCCAGGCATACCAAGATTTAACTTAGGAGCCTCGGTCACGTCACCAAGCAATATCGCTGGCAGTATCGCCTCGACAACAGCAGCGTCGTAGAAATATAAATCTGATACTTCGTAGCCGAGTGTCTTGGCCTTCCATATTTGGCAATAGTCTAGGGCTTGGTTGCGGAGTGAACGGTACAATAAATTCTGGGCAGACTTCTTTCCCAAGCCTTCCCACTCAGTCAACTTCATTGGGTGCGACACAAACCATTCATAAAGCGACTGACGAATATCCTCACGGTCAACCATACTAAACTTCTTCTGATACTCATCTGCTACGTGAGATACAATGTAATCCCACGGCTCAATACGTTCCCATTTCATCGTCCCCACACCTTGCCCTCTACAATGAACGACCCATCTTTAGCGATTGGGATTGTGACTGGCACTACCGTGCGACCGTCAACATATAGCATACCGAAGCCCTGTTGCCACGTAAACAGACCGCCCTTGATGTACTTGGCGTCCTTGTAGCGCATAAGGTTTCCAACTTCCATACCCCACACGGTTTGAGGTGCAGATGTGCCGTGAGATTGGGTGTGATGTGATAGACCCATACGGTGCGTGTGTCCACACACTACAGACTTACCCGTACGCATAGCCAAACCAAGGGCTGTAAGCCCGCCTATTGACTTCATAGAGCCTTCATCACCGTGCATAAGCAACCAGTTAGGAGCCAATTCGTAAGGCTTTTCGTGGTATGTAGCACCGATTTCTGGTAGGCGCAAGAACTGTGGCAAGTCCAACTCGGGTAACCCGAGCAACCCAGGAGCACGCATCATAACTGTGTTATACAAACGGTCGGTGTGGTTCGACCGAATGATATGCTTGACCTTGAGCGACTCGAGCACCCGAGTTGTTTCGTCTCTATCCCGTCCGATAGAACGCTCATATTCTAGGGGAGTCCCCTTTGACCATTTTGAAATAGTCTGCATATCCATTTCATCACCAACGGATACTACTTCGGTTGGCTTGTAAGCCTTAATGAAAGCAGCAAGGTTAGCAACGGCTCTCTTATCGTGGTAAGGTACCTGTAAATCGGACACGCAAACTATAGTTTTCATTATTTCTTTTTAACCGCTTTCTTAGTAGTCTTTTTGACGACTTTCTTTACGGTCTTCTTTACTGCGCGACGCTTGTTCTCGTTGGCAACGTTCTCACTCTTGTTAAGAACACGAAGGTTAGAAATGCGGTCGTCACCATCACGACCCTTGTTATTCTTATGGTCTACCTCTGAGTCCCTAGGTAGGGTCTTGCCTGTGGCCTTCTCGTAATCAATGCGAGCCTTGTTGCTAGATGTAGTAACAGTGGTTCCGTCTTTCTTCTTACGCTTGAACACGTAGATTGGACGACCGCCGTTTTGCTTGCTTCCCTTGTAAGGTCCAAATATTTTCATTCGTTATCCCATTGTCCTCTTAATACTAGCAATCCGATGATTGCATAGTTAGCCATATCTTTGAACGAGTCTTCTAGTGATTCGTGTTCTGGGTCTGCATCATTGTCTATTAAGTTGTTGATACGAGCAAACTTATCCCACATACGTACACGCAACCCGTTGAGCGGACCGCCTGGACTTTGAGAAATGTTCTTTGGGCCGTAATCGTGATGCTTGCTGATAAGCAAGTCAGCCAACTCTTGAACCGTATCTTCTACGTGTTCATCAATCTTCATTTCTGTTCTCCTCTAGTAGTTGTTTTAATTCTTTATCTATAGTAGACATATGCTGATTGATGATTGCTTCCTGCACTAAATCTTTCATCTTGACTACATCTGATTGTGCTGCGTAAAGTGTAGCGTACGTAATCTCTGTGACGCTACGAATAATATCTGGCTCATTTGCGTGGTGATACAGTTCTTCTAGTAGTGAGCCGAGCATCAACGCGTAACCGCTGGGCAGTTGGAAGATGGGCTCAAAGACTTCGTCGTCGTCCTCCGTAAGATGGCTTACTGCTTCAAAGATATTATCAAATTCTGTGCCACATACATTGCACTTAGGAATTTCAATCAACGTTTAACCCCATTTTTTCTCTGATGTATTGTGCTCCGTGTTTGACGTAGATAGAATTGACATCTTCTCCATCCCCAAATGATACGGTTGTGACTGGTAACTCTCTGGATAAACTCGCGGCGAACTCTCTTCCTGGGGCATCTCCGTCTGCGAAGACGAATACACGCTCAAAGTCCGCGAGAAGTCTGGTGTAGTGTTTTTTCCAAGAATTCGCTCCAGGAACACCAACGCAAGGTATTCCCACCAACTTCGACATAGTGAGAGCGTCAAGTTCCCCTTCGCAGATGCCAATCCAGTCGCCAGCATACTCAATGTCAAGTACGTTGTACATCCTGGTATCAACACCAACCATACCCATATACTTGGGTTCAACAGCAGGGTTAAGAGAGCGGAAGCGCAAATCAACAACACCAGTCTTCGTGATGTACGGAATGCTGAGCCGTCCAATGTACTGTTCGTGTCCAGGTTCAGGCTCCTCTACTACGCCTAATCGCGCCTGACGTGCTACTTCCCGCGTTATTCCCCGACTTACGAGGTAATCTTCCGCCAGAGAGATGCTTCCCGCGTACTTGTGAGTTGCCCTCCCCAGTAATTCCTTCTGCGATAGACTTTGCTTCACGTATATCACACCCTTCTTTCTTTGCAATTATTTGAATGCTATTGCCTTGCATACCACACGCGAAGCAATTAAAAATGTTCTGTCTTGTATTGAAACTTGCACTTGCGTGAGAGTCATTATGGAACGGACACTTGACGTTTACTTGTCCGCTTGTTCTGTTAATGTTAGCGCCGTAGTGCTTGAGCACCGACACTATGTCTGGTAAATCATCCACCAAATACATCGCCCAACCTTAACACTAGATATGAATCTGCTATCGACTTTCCTCTGGCTTTGATAACGACTGCAGGAAGAACCATTTCTTGCTTGAGCGCTCTTGCTTCCGAATAATTTCTTGCTTCTGTTTGAGCCTCTTTCGTCCAACCGCTGAGGTCAATAGCGTTGCCTGCCCCTGGGGCTTTGCATTCAAGGATGCCGATAGACGCGTTAATGAAGTCTGCGCGGACGACAACGTCGCCCTCATCTTTGCTACCTCTGCGAGCAAGTCGTTCAGCGTCGTATCCAAGTCCTCTAAAATAATCTTTGATGTCTGTTTCATAAGTTGCTCCCCGAGCCTTATGGCTCTTTCTAGTTGTCACGCGTTCTCTGGAATGTCGTCGATGTACATATATTCTGGATTAAATGCTAGCCAAGTCATAAGCGTTCCGTTCGCGTCGGCTCTTCCATAGCGATTTTTGACTGATGCCACGCCCATTGATGTGCCAACTGTGCCGAGCGTACAAATGAGAGCAGGGAGTTGGGATACTTTACCTTGGATGGCGCTTCTTGGCTGGCAAGGATTGCCAGGAACTGCCTCCGAAGTATGATGTAAAACCACAATTGCAGCGTTAGTCGCTCTCGCAAGGTACTTCAACTCCTTCATAATTGCTCTCATAGAGGCAAATTCTTCGCCTCCATCTGTTGCAACATCCATAAGGTTGTCCAAGACGATTAGGTGTGGACTACAGCCCCACAACTCTTCAAACGCTTGGACTTCCTCATCGATGTCTTCTAACGTAGGTGATGATTCAAACGACCAGACTATATGACTTCCTTTTTGGAGGACTGCTTTCGTCCAACCAACATCAGTATTAAGTTTCTGTTCAACATCTGACTGACTCTTCCCCGAAATCATAGATGCTAAACGCATAGCCATTGTGTGTGCATTGGTATCCGCAGATATGTACAATGTTGGCACATTGGTTTTGAGTGCAAGCGCTAGGGCTAGTGTTGATTTACCCGCCCCAGGTGCGCCCGCAAACATTGAAACTTCTGAACGACGTATGATAATCTTGTTCGCTTCAAATGCCTTAAACGAACTAGGAAGGGGTTCCCCTCCGATAGAGGCTCGTCCTACTGAACGTACTAGAGTTCTCATCGGCTCCCTTTCTAGTTAGTTTAAAATGGAAATGGTTCTTGTTCTAGTTTACTGGCTT